TTCTGCACAAGCATTGGCAGCATCTCTGCCAGGTGTGTCGTTGTCGTAGAAAAGGATGACCTCTTTAAACCCAGTTATATAATCATAGTTTTTTAACAAGGCTTTACGGGCTGAAGTTGAACCATTAGGCAAGCTTACTACTGGCCACTTATGGTTCTGGATCTGGCTAATTGACATTGCATCAATCTCACCCTCAGTCACAATCAGCTTCTGCCCATTGCTCCACAGGTGGCTACCAAACAGGGTCATAGCCTTTGCGTCGCCCACAATGCTGAACTTCTTGTCGGCAGTCCGTACCTTCTGAGCGCAGGGGTTCCCTTTGGTATCTCGATACATCGCCAGCTGCACTGGCTTCCCGCTGTGCCTAGCTACGGTATAGCCAAACTTCTTACACGTCTCCTCACTGAGCCTACGGCTTCTCAGAGCACGGAATGACCCACGGATGAGTGGTTTGTGGTTGTGTACGCTTTCGACCCTCTGAGGGCCGTCTCCATCGCCCTGCCAATCACCACATCCAAAGCAATATGTATGTCCATCTGTATATACAGCTGCGTTGTCGCGTGACCCACACTTTTCGCATTCTGTGTGGACCACAAACTCACTGTCCGTTTGCTCAACTGGGGTCATTATCTCATCCCCCGCAGAGCTTTCGGTTTACGAACCCGTTCGGATTTGTTCTTATTACGCACTGCTGGCCCAGTGGTGACGTATGGCTCAAGAGGTTTTGTAAATGGACCAATGTTGTGTTGAACGCGCATTGGAATCCTTCGCTTACGACCTTTAGTCATTTTGCTTCTCCCACATGAAATAAAAAAGGGGAGACCTAAGTCCCCCCTTGCTCTCCTTGTTTGGCTTCTAAAAGCCATTCTTCCGGTATCCACTTATGTGCCCACCGAAATCCGTGTTTCTCACACCACCCTGAGTAGGTAGTAGGAGACCCTTTATATAAGCGAGAATTGGCATTACTGAAAACAAATCTGAGGTCTAAACCCTTGTTTTGTTTGACACAATATATGCTTTTGGCTCTATCAAATACGCTGAAGAGTCCTTTGCTTTCAACATAGAAGAAACCGCCTGGCTTTGGGAGACGCCAATCTGGCGTGTATTTGTGGGTTCGCTCCGGTATTTTATAAAGAATAATATCTTTCTCATAAACTACGGGGAGCCCAGCTTTCTCAATTTGCTCGGCGATCTTTTCTTCTAAGCCTGATCGATAGCCTTTTGCGTAAGCACTTGATCTCCGATTAAAACTCATAATCGTCATCAGAAGAAGAGTTGTCAGCCATATCAGCGGTATAGCCCTCTGTAGGTTCAAAGCTGCCACCACTATCTCCGTTTGAAACCGGATCAATGATTTGGATTGCCCCTAACCTAAGTGCCACACCGTCGTTTGCACCGTTTGTGTAACTCTCACACATGCCGCCAGCCTTCAGTGTAGAACCGGAATACATTAGGGGCACCGCATTGATTGGCACGGGGTTACCTTTTGCATCGTAGTACTTAGGCTGAAACTTTGACGACACCTTGAAAATGATGTCACCGGTCTCCTCGTCTGTTCTAAACGGGATCCTCACTCTTTCATGTTTAGCCTTGGGAAATTCATCCCGTAGGCCAGTGATAACCGAGACAAGATCTTTGGCATCTGTAGCCGACATCCTTAGCTCAGTCTTATATTTACCCTCGACATCAAAAGCAGTGTCAGGGCGCCCTGGTTGGAGCCACGGGTAGTTCGCAGTTCCAGCCATTGTCGTGTATTTAACTTTACTCATATCTTTCTCCTTCAATGAGTTTCCAACGATTTGATACGATCTAGTATCTAAAGAGGTCGCTTAGTCCCCAAACGTAAAAAGGCCCCCCGAAGGGAGCCTCTTAGGTCGTCATTTTGTACGCAAATAAGTACGCAAGATTAGCTGAAGCAGTACTCGCTGTGTACAACGTCAGACACCTTTAGGTCGCCCTTTGGGGGCACAGGCATCAACGGCATGTTAGCTGCGTTAAGACGGTCTCTGCACTCTTGCTCGTAGTTACTGAAGACGCAGTTGTCGTCATACATCTCGACCAACGTCATCCTGATGCAATGCCAGAACTTCCATGTGTCAGACGGTAGGGTGCCAAAGCTGTCATGGATCATGAAGTAATCAGTAATACCATTCTCCACGCCCCGTAAGATTGACAAGGTCATATGTGCAGAATCCAGAGAGTGGACAAAGTTGGCTGCAATACCCGCTTTGGCCTTTCGGCTGTCAGCTGTGTTGGTATCAACCTGGATGTTTATTCTAGTCTCCCTGCGCTCCTTAGCTGCACGGTCATACAAGAAGATCCTCACACGATCAGGTTTGTCTTTCGTGTATTTCTGGACAGCTGGGAAGCCTGAGGGGCTAGTCCAGCGTACAGACTTACCTTCGCGCGCCAAAGCGTGGGCGTAGGACTGTAGGAAGCTCATGCCCTTGCTCACTGATGACAAGGTCTCTGATATGCACTCATAGTTAATCTGTGCCAGGTACCGAGCGTGGTAGCTTTGTTGTTTGTAGTCACCAAATGGGTGTTTCTCTAGTTTGTTGTAGTTGACCTGTTTTTGCAGGGGATCCATCAAATCTTCAATAATCTGATCAGCCATGCCCCTAGGCAAACTGCTATAGCCATAGCACATGGCATTCCTTTTTACCGTCGATCGGTTCACACCATAATCAAGCCATCGTTTAGCTTCTGGGGTGTAATCCAATTCTAGGCGCTTAACGACGGCGTCAGCTATCAATTGATAGACATCTGCACATTCATCACCTGGTACCAAGTTGACCTTCTGGGCGTCGTCCTTGTCCCGTGAGGCTAGTGCTAGGTGTTGTGTCCCACTGTTTGTGCCATCAAGAGAACAAAACAACGAACACATATAGTCGTCACCCTGTTCCTTCATCTTCTTGTATTCAAAGCATGCCGCTAGGAATTGCATTGGGGCGTCTGCGGTACTCCAGGTATCAAAGGAGCCTTTCCAATCACTGGCAATGTCTAAGATCATCGTCTCGTTTTCTAAGACCCAATCGATCCTATCATTGAGAGACTTCTTGCTGATCTTGTCGAAGTCACCGGTGTTTGCCAGGTGGATCATCAGCCAACCACGACTGTCGTCGTCAAGCTTCTTAGGGTTGCCGCTCAGGAAGCAAGCCTTGATATGGTCTGCACGGTGGTAATTCCAGTGACTGACGCTGTACATGCGCCCTCGGTAGTCAAAAGACCATCCTATCCAGAATTGATCAAAGTCACTCAGATAGTCTGCCGTCTTTAGATCCTCTTGGAGAACCGAGAAGTTACTTAGACATTCACGCTTAGTAATGAACCATGCCTTACGGTCCTTACGCAGCTGACTAAGCATGTCTTCAGTTACGTCTTTAACATCCTTGCTAATCTCAGGGTATTTAGGTGGATCTAATGATGGGAATTTATGATATTCAAGCTTTTCATCCCTGACGTACTTAATGACATCCACAATGTCCTTGTTGACAGCTAAAGGGGTTGCCTGGAGAGCATTAAGAGCTGTGACAAACTGAGGTTCACCTTTTTCAAACTCACGCTCTATGGCTCTCCTTTGGTCTCCGGTGGCACGTCTGACTAAAGGTGTCAGAGCTGCTAAGACCTCATCATTGTAGACACCAGTAGTAAAACTGGTCCAAGGCTTAGGTGGAACCACTAGTGGACCAAAGAGGGGCTCTGCCCAAGAGGCATCAAAAGCAAAGTCACGGATCATGCCTTCAGCCTCTGGCGTAAGACATAAATGTCTCATGGTCTTAAGATCCTGGTTGGTTGTGACAATCTCAAAGATGTCTGTCGCGTCCAGGATTGCATTCAAGATAGGAGATCCAAGACTAATCTTTAACTTCTTAGACCACTTGTTCCTACTAAAGCCTTCCTTGTCAGCAATGATACGACCAGCTTTAGCCCTATGTGGGACTGAGTTATGATCTTTAGACACCTGAGCAACAAGACGTTTGAATAACACTTTGTCATGACTTTTGAGATCTATAGCCCATCTCTCTCGTTCAATCATCTTACCTATGTTGGCTAAAGCTGACGTTAGAGTTTGAGAATATATTACAGAATCATAACAAATGTTCAGACCAAGATACGCTAAGGTGTCTGTGTTTTGACCTTTGAGCTCTTCATGCCACACTGAAGGTTTACCTAAGCCACTTTTAACCCTGGTCTCCTCTTCAGCTATTGTCTTAGTGATAGCTTGAGAGACCTTGGTTAGTGCATTAGATATAAGATCGTGTGGTGCTTCCTGTTGAGATGCCTGGAGTTTCTCTTGTCTTCTTTTGTACCGCTCATGACCTCTTTGGATCATTGTTGTTTCCAGGTCTTTTTGCGCCTGGTAGCTAACTTGGTTCATATCTTTGCTCCCACTAAAGTTGTTCTAGAGGGGGCGCTTAGTACTTGTCCTTGTTTTAATGGTCCTTTTTCTAAGAATACTTTCGCCGCATTTAACGTGCTAGGTGGGGCTAAAACTGGGTTTGGAAAAGAACTCGCCCTAATGCCAGCGAGAGCCCCACTTGTATTGAGGCCCACACTACCCACCAGTGCTTGGTCACCGTTGAGATCTTCAGCGAAGGTGCGCTTATGTCGTCGCTTGAATTCAGCTACAGTCATGCCACCTGGCCGACTTACGATGTGATCTTTCGTATTCATAATATCTCTCCTGTTAGATTAAATCTAATGTTGTTTCTTAAATTAAAATCTAAGGAGTGATCAGTATAATGCAGCTGGTTCCATCTTCATGTTTCCCACTGGAATTGGGAGGACACATATCGGTGCAGTGCGGACCTTAAAAACTTGGCAGTTCGTGCTCCAGTTTCCCTGCGTCCGAAAGTTCTCATAATCTGAAATTTGCGAGGTACACTTTCGCTGGCGCCGGAATTTCTCATACTCCGCAATCTGCGAGGTACACTTTCGCTGGCGACAGTCGCGTGGGGTCATTCTCATGTTTTTATTCATCTGCATGATTCTATCACCCTGCGTTAGCGCAAACAGGAACGTCAACCGGTTTCTTGTGGATAACTGAATGGGCCTCTCCTAAGCGATCAGCTATGTCAGAAATAACCTCATGTTTTTCATGGACATACCGGCGTGTAGTAGACATATCCTTGTGACCTAAAATCTTTGCCATTACGACTAAATTGACCGCCATGTCGTTAGCCATCGTGGTTGCCGCACTATGTCTAGTGGTGTGAAACTTCACCATCTTGTCTCCAGGGCCAAGCTTCCTTCTGATCTCTTCCCAGGCTGTACGGTAGTGGCCATCAGCAAAGTTACCGGCTTTTGTCCGTGGGAACTGCCAGTTGACTGCCTCAAATGCTGCAATGGCAGGGTCTGACAATGGCACCTCACGGTCGAAGCCATTCTTGGTATTAATGACGGCAATATACATCCTACCCTTACGCATGCGGATGCTGTCTCTAGTGGTCTTCCAGATCTCAGATTTACGCATGCCAGTACACATTGCAATTGTGAACAGGTGTACTAACCAGGGCGCCTTCACGCCGCTCTTAGACGTAAACGTGGATAGGTAGTGAGTAATCCACTCAATCTCCTCAGCATTGTAATACCGAGGTGTCTGAAGCTTAATCTTACTGTTTTTAAAGTTAGGCCGATCATCAACACCTATGACCTCATAATCTACGGCAGCGGTGTACAGTGCACCTATAGCCGATCGGTAGTGGTTCAAGGTATTGTCAGACGTACCACGCTCACGTTTCATGTGGCGCGTGAAGTCTATAATGTCACGACCACTGATCTCATCGAGGTGCTTACTGGCGTTATCCTTAAACTTAAGAAACAACCTAATCTTACTTATGCTTTCGTTCATGTGATCCGTAGTGGTCTCAGGCTCCGCTAGAGGGCCCCAGATGTAATGTCCGTTCTCCTCAAGAAATGTACTGATCAACATATCTATGCACCCCCAGAGAATAAGATGAACAAGGGTAGTACAAAGACACAGACAGCCGCGCAGACCTCTAAGGTCATGGATGTCTCAAGTTTTCTTAAGATGTAGGTCATAATGTCGTCTCCAGCTCTGAGTTGGGACGCGCATCCGTTGTACTGGGGCCCTATGGCAGAGAGACAGGGATTCGAACCCTGGGTACCTTTGCAGGTACAACGGATTTCGAATCCGTCCCGTTCTCCGGTTTCCCCAGTAAAAGGTCACCGTCCGTGAACCTCACTTATACTACGGATTGTCATAGATCAAGGGTTTTCGGTTCTATAGGGGTCTCTTAGTACCAAAGTCGAAAAACCACCGATCATTCCAGGGTAGGGACAATCGGTGGTGGGGTTAACCGTCAGCCAACTTTATGGCGACTAATTTAGTCTTATCGTTACGCCTGAGCCAGCCTTTTTCAAACCTAGGCTGTTTCAAACGCCGGTAGAAAGCTTCGCGCTGGGCGGCGTAGTTCTCAATGATATCTAGTGTGTCCATCTTAGACACGGCCGCTAAGGTCTGTCGGCCTATGCCCCCATCCTGGGTGACACCTACCACCTTTTGGAGAAGCTTGGCGGCTCGAGACACTCCAGAGTTAACGGCCATGTCCATCACCTGGACATCTAGGCCAGCTGGCAGCTCTGATGCTTTAACGCGATCCCAGTACTCTTTCTCATAGATTGGGGTCACATCAGCGACAGACAATGTTTTCATCTCATCTTTGCTTACGGGTCGATCGACATAATTCTCATAGACCTTTTGGGTAACTCCACGCATCGTGGCGCCCCCGTTATCTTTAGGATCATCACTGTATAATCCTTCGTGCTCAAGGATAATCTCCAGACCTTCTTTGAGGTTCTCTTTCATATCACTTTCTCCATTAGCCGGCGTTCCAAAGAACACAGCTGTTACAATTAAGAGTGTTTTCATGGGTCACTTCCCAAAGCCTTTTAGAGTCCTAATGCCGAATGAGGCAGCAATTGATGCGTACATTCCAGCTTGTACCCACGCGGGGGTTGTCTGAAGATTAGCAAATCCTTCTGCCATGATGTCTTGTGCGCCAGGTATAAAATTACCAATGAGAATAAGAACAAAGACAACGGTCCAAAGTTCGTCTTTCCAGCTATTATTAGACGCCTCAATTGCCGACTGTTCCCATGATATCTCTCCAGTGGCGATCCTCATTTTGGTTTCAGCCTCAGCTGATTTTACTTTGGCTTTGCCGTCCAGGTAGCTGGTTGCCAGACCTATAGCTGACGTAAATATGCTGATCATTTTAAGACTCCTTGTGGCCAACGGCGAAGTAAGCACCAACCAGGGCGCTCAATGCTAAATACTGTGTCATCAGGATGCTGTCGGCCTCTGCCATTCTTGCTGGGTCAACTATTGTTGCGGCCGTACAGACCAGCATCATAACCATTGCACCCCAACACATGTGGCGCCTGTTCTTCTGGTAGGCGCTCATGTCTAAATGCTGGCGTTCTTCTTTTGTCATTGTTTTAATTCCCTCAAATAAGCCTGAGCAATTCTGAAGTTGCTCGTTATTATTAAGATCTGGTGGGTGTTGCTGTAGACGATCCAACGTGACCTACGGACTTGTCGGATCTCCATTACTCAGCGTATTGGGCGACACCCCAAAGCAGGGCTATGGAGCCACCAATAGTAAAAAGAACGCCGACGCCCACGCTTATCATGTAGAACAGCTTGTCTCGAGCTTCAGCCTGGGCCTCTAGGGCTTTCTTGTGTCTGACACGGGCAGCGGCGGTCTCTGAGATTACCGAGTCCCAGAGCCCTGGAGAACCGTACAAGCGACATTGGGAGCGTAGATCTTCCATTGCATCACGATGGGCTATCTTAGCCTGGGCTATTGCAAACCCTTCTTGTTCTGAGGATGTGAGACGGCCTAAGGGGCCTTTGTGTTTGCCTTGCTCGGCGCAGTTAATGTCAGCCTCAAGCTGGGCTAGTTTGCCGAACTGAGGCATGAGTGAGTTGATGTCTTTACCAGCCTTGACTGCCGCTGATATTCCACCGGCAATCTTAGTCACAGCTCCCGCTAGAGCTAATACTTCGATCATGTTGAGATTGGGCCTTTCTTTAACGCTGGGCCATGCTCTCAACAGCTGCGCGGATGTGTTCAATGTTAGTGCTAATCTTAGCCATGCTGACAGCTTGAGATTGAACCATGCTTTCAACTCGGCTCATTCTATTCGTGATGCTGTTAATGTCTCTGGCGTTACTTTCTATGTCTGACATCATCATAGATGCTACCCAGATTATCGCGGCTGCTTGTGACGCGAGGCCCAAAACTAGGGCAGCGGGGACGCTTGCGGTTATGCGCCAACCGTCAGAATTAGGCAGCGTCTTTAAC